TGCCAGGCTACAGTTGCTGCTTCTACTCCACTACATACGGACAAATAATTCATGCTAGAACGGAGGCTCCCCATGTATTTCGGTAAATTCAGCATGAGTTAGCTCTGGAATTTTCTCAATACGACATTCTGGTCTTAGTTTAACAAAAACCTCCGCACTTTCCTTGTCAGAAAAAGCACGAAGACTATCGCCATACTCATCTACTACTATAAATTGATGTTCCATCCTTGTTTTGCTACCTTTTTTAACATACTCTCATAGTTCATATTAACAGAAGTTAAACATAACTGTAACATATTATCATCTTCATCACACAACCACTTTGTAGCATCTAACTTGTGTGGATTTGTATGTTTTAATTTAATAGCGTCATGTACTGCTTGATATAATATTGATTGTAATAATGGAGCAAACTCAATATCTAAAAGAGGATTGACATCGTTACTTAAACATGGATCTAACATAAGATCATCCATACTTAATCCTCCACTTTAAAATGCCTAAAGACATCACCCATTAAGTTTTTAATTACTAGCTCATCAGAAGCTTGCAATGCTTTGATACATTTAGAATTAGCTTTGTAAAGCATATCTGACTTTGTTAGTTTTTCTTGATTAGCAACTTCCGCTGAAGTAATCTTTTTAATTACCTTCACAAAAGCTTCAACAAACTTGTATTCATCTGCTACTTCTATAATTCCTTTGCCTGGCAGACTCAGGCTCCAGCTTTTTTTGCTGGTGGCAATGTTACTTTTGAATTAAGAACAGGCATTGGTGTTTTGTTTCCCTGCCTCTGTCTCATAGGAGCATCTACTGCTTCACCGTCATCGTCTAATGCAGACTCTGGCGGAATACCACAAGCAGCTAAAAGAGAATATCTACGGCAATAGGTGAGGGCCGATCCATATTTCTGTGGAGTGGGTGCTTCAGCAGGTAAATATAGTATACCTCCAGACATAGTTTCGCCAGACTCATGCAAGAATATAGTTTCTATTCTTACCCCGTTATCACACTCATGAGTTTTTTGTACAAGAGCCACGCCATTTGCGTTTAATGCGTCTTTAACTGCGCCAATACATGCAGCAAGACTGGCATAATCATTTCTAAAATGTGGGTTTTTAGCATCTAACCCAGTTTTTTCAAAGTCCTTTTGTGCTGCTACGAATGCTTTAGCAATCCCCGAAGTTATCTGTTCCATCTGTATCTCCTAAATAATTATTAATAATTTTTGTTGCATTTTCCTGCTGTTGCTGCACTTGGTAAGTGTGCGCCTGTAAAGTATCCTCAGGTATATACCACATAACATCTTCAATCATCGCCCTCTCCTTTATGTAATTCATTAAATTCATCAATTGGTCCATGTAAATCAAAATCATATAATCGTGACCTTTTTCTTTTAGTTTTTGGATATAAACTAAGCATTCCTTTTCTTACTGTTGTAGCAAATTTTCTAGTTGCAGGCAAAGCATTTGGCACGCAATGGCCCTGTAAAACTGCTATCCAATCTTGCATATCTTTTGAATCATAATTAGATTTAGGCATCTTTTATCCTTAATTTACTTATACGAACAGTTCTAGCTTCTTTGGCTGGAACTACCTTTTCTGGCATAGCTTTGTAATTAATCTCACCCCAAACAACTTTGTATCTACCGGCGTTCCCGTATTTAGAATCCCCCATACGGGCCATAACTCTGGCGCTAGTTACATCAATAGTTTGTTCTAAGTCTTTGATATCATCACGACTTTCTTGAATAGTTTGTATATCGTTTTCCATATCAGATAAATCTACAGTGCCTTCATTAGCTTGGTCAAACACTCTTGAAGCTGACTTAGCTGTTGTAAAATCATACCATTCAGTTTCTTCATTTTCTTTAAACTTCTGAACTCTACGATCAAAATCAATGGCCACTGTTTTAATATCGTTAATAAGTTCCTCATCTCTTTCAAAAACATGAGTAATCATTTTAATACCTCGATGTAAAACGGCAACAGCTCCCCAACTACAACCCAGTATTTCCATGGCCATTTGTAGTTGAATCCTACCTCGATAAAGTGGAAGTTCCATCTCAGCTTCATGCGAAGTTAGTTTGGCTTCAATAATTCCAGGACCTTCTAATTTAATGTTTTCCGAATAGCAAACAATTCCCTTATCATAATTACTGATAATAGTTTCACCATTCCCTTCTGCTGTTGCATCTAAACTTACAGCCATAGGTGTATCTTTATGAGTAAAGCCCATGGCAAAAGAAGTTTGGTAATCTTTTAAGTTTAATCTTTTTAAAGTTTCCTCAACAATATCAACCTCAAATTGAGTTCCCCAATGCAAAGCTTCAAAAGTTAGTTTCTTTCTAGGCTTTCCAAGTACTGAATCAAACGCTGTTTGTAATGCATCATTAGGAGTCGACCAAGGGTTAACTCCCATAACTGCTGACGATGTACTCCCGGTCATAATCTCATCTGATGTTAGTTTTCCTTCTGCTACTTGCTTATTTTTTGAAGCCATTGTACAAGTTCTCCTTTTCAATAATACTTCTAACTGCTTGTGTTTTAAATATACCGCCGTTAACCGTCTTAATACCAAGATTGTTAAGGCGTTCCGCTATCTTATCTAGATCTGGTCGAGTTGGGACCTTATCCCTTCGTAAACTTTTATCGTTCATACATTGCAGTACAAGAGGTGATATAGTTTTACGATAATCTAAAGCTTTCCGGTGCATAGACTCTCCACCCATAGCACTAATGCCTTTTATTTTATCTCGCGGCGCTCCAAGTAAAACCCCTCTTTTTTTAGCTTCTGCCAGGGCTTGCTTAGTTCGAGTTGAGATCATGTCGGCTTCATGCTCTGCAATCATTGCGTGCATATGCCATTCAAGCTTAGACATCTGCTCGTGGCCTGCAACAATTAAAGGGACATTATCCTTTAAAAGTCCAGAGATAAAATGCAAATCCCTTGCTATCCTATCGGTTTTAGCCAATAAAAGCTTACACCCAGGCGTTGCTTTTACTAGCTGCAAAGCTAAATGAAGATTAGGGCGTGCAATTTTCGTAGTTTTCCGTCCACTCTCGTAGTCAATAAACTCCGCGCATAGTTTTCCGTCATGCTGCTTTATATGCGACATAACTAAATTCCTTTGGGCTTCGATTCCTAAACCGCTTTGTTTTTGCGCGTCCGTTGATACGCGCAAGTATGTTATATATTCCATATCATATTTAAGCCTTATATAGTTATTAAATGATTATCTAATGACAACCCCATAAAAGCCCTTTAAAGAGCCGTTATGAGTTAACATTAATTAATGTAAGCTGCGCCGTTCCCGTGGGCCACAATTGCAATGCTGGGCGCGGTTGTATGTGATCCCATGCATAACTTGCAATCATTACATTGGGCCTTGCGCCCGGCTTCCTCTGATGCTGGGCATAATATCTCATTTTCTGTTTTATCGCTAACGGCCGTAATAATGCGGAAAGTGCGGCGCTTACTTTGCCAGGCTATTTTTGCATCCTGTAAGTTATCCGCGCTAATCATAGTTAGATCAGGCCGTACGTCCGCCCCGGGTACATTATTTTGATGCGTATAACCCGTATGGCCTACGCTATCTTTTAGCAGCGCATCCCATATATGAGACGGAACCGCGGCCGGATCCCCATAAGTACCTAGGCGAACCATGCGCCCGGATGCAAGGGCCGGAATATCCCTGGCTATCTCATAATTACCCTTTTTATAACTCTTATATACTTGCAAAGGGCCATGAAATAGCGTTACATAACATGACCTTTTGATAGCTTGCTTCCCTGGGCCGTTCGGATCTGCTTCCCCTCTATGGTCACATTTACCACAAATAGCGTAATCATGGCCATGCTTTGAAGCGGTTAGCGGATCCATATCAGCCCGTATAATATAAGTTTGAACCATATTACCCGTTTTCTTATTGCTAGATTTTACCAGGGCGATAACTACAATAGGCGAGCCGTCAATTAAAGACGGGCCATTATATATAATAGAATTATTTAATTTTCTATTCATTAGATAGCCCCCTGGTATACCGCAAAAAGAATGCTGATAATTAAAGCGATTAAAACACAAAGGCCAACAATAGGATACCCGGCCATAGTGCAAA